CGAATAGCTGTCCCACTGCCCCCGAATGACATCGAAGACGACGTACCGACCCGCCCTGGTGAGGCCCATATCCACACCAACAGTCCAGGCTCCCCCGCCGGACGTGCCGGCCTTGTCCCAGAACCGGATGCGGCGGACGACCGGATCGCCCGGCAGCAAGTGCTTGACGATCACGAAGCGGTCGGCCTTAAACATGCCGCCGCCGGTCGGCAGCGGGTTCTGCCCGAACTGCGAACTGAACGCGGCGGAGGTCATCGTGCTGGTCTCGATCTCCCGCAGCGTCTCCCGGTCCATCCGCACCGGGTCTAGCAGTCCCTTTCGGTAGAACTTGACCAGTTCCGGCGGCCGGATCAGGTCGCTCGCCTCGGCCGGCAGGACGATGGCCTTCACCTTCTTCCGCTTGAGGAAGTAGGCCGTCGGGTCTTCGACGCTCAACCGCTGCATGACCAGTACCATCACGCTCACCGACTTGCTCACGAGGCGGGTACTGACCGTCTCCTGGATCCACCGGTTCACGCTCGCCATCTCCGCCGGCGAGTTGATCTGCTCCGGGGACACCGGGTCGTCGATGACGATCAGGTGCATGTGCATTCCCAGGATGGCTCCCTCCGCCCCGGCCGAGAAGCGGAACCCGCCGGCCGTCGTGGTGAAGTACTTCTTCGTGTTCTGGTCGTCCCGCAGTTGGACGTGCGGGAAGCACAACTGGTACTTCGGGGAGGTGACGACGGTCCGGCACTTGCGGGAGAAGTCGGCCTGGAGGTCGAACGTCGTGGACACGCCGCCGAACCGGAAGCCGGGGAAGATGGTCCACACCCAGGCCGGCAGCATGATGCTCAGGAGGGTGGATTTGGAAGACCCCGGCGGCACGTTGATGCACAGGTCGTACTCCTTCCTCTCCCCCCGGATGATCCTCATGACGACCTCCTGCATCTCGTCGCACAGGTACTTTATGTGCCAGTTCAGTACCGGCTCGTCGGCGATGATGACCCCCCAGAACTCCTTGACGAACTCGTAGAACGACTCCTTGCACACGGAGGCGACCAGCTTGTGTTCGGCGATCTGGGTGGCCGCCTCGACCGCCACCCGGTGGGGTACGGTGTTCTTCCCGTTCACCCGCTTCTTCTGGTAGAAGGGCCGACTGTATCTCTTCTTGGATTCCATCACTCGTCCTCCTCCTCGACCACCGCCTCCTGGACGGCGTCGATGACGTGTACGGGTTGCCGGACGCGGGGCAGTGCCGTCACCACATCGACCGGCAGGCCGAGGGCGTTCGGCGACCGCTGCTTCCTCATGGCCGTCAGGATGGCCTGCCGCACCTCCAGAGTCAAGTCCAACTCTTCGATGTCGATCAGGTGCGTGTGCGTCACCGCCTGATCGACCTTGACCGTCTTGATGTCGCCGTACCCGCGGTCTTTGTTGATCGACCGGTTGGCGAACAGGACGGCGGCCGTGTCCCCGCTCCGCACCAACTGCATCAGCTTCTCTTCGACCATGTCCTTCTTGGACACCTTGAGTACGTCCAGTACGGCGGCGAAGTCGGGGTCTTTTCTCATCCACAACTCGAAGGTGCGCGCCGAGATGTTCGTCATCCGGGACGCTTCGGAGATGTTGTAGTTGTTGTGGAGGAGCGCCTGGACGAACATGTACTGTCGCCCCCGCATCCCCTTACCTTTCAGGGCGGCTTCGATCCGCTCGACCGGATCGTCCGTTTCGCCGGCCGCCATGATGTCGTCCCACACCGGCCGTAAGTCGGCCGGCAGGCGGGAGTAGACGTAGTCCTGGAACGACCCGGCCACCGAGTCTTCGGCCTCCTTGGCGGCGAGGGCGGCGGCGCGGGCGGCCCGGACGATGGGCTTGTTGGCCATCCACTTCCGCAGGGTTTCCGACCGGACGCCCATGAGGGCGGCCGTCTCGGTCTCGTTCATCCCGGCCTTGAACAGGTCGTACACCCGGAAGGCCATGTCGTCCCGCCACTTCGTCTGGTACATGCCCGCCGTCTTCTTCTTGGTCCCCTGACCCCTGACCTTCGGTTTGATTTTCAGCTTGAACATCGGCATCCGGGAGTCCTCCTACGAAAAAGCCCGCGTCGAATGACGCGGGCGGTGCGAGTGTCGGTAACTGCCGCCCGCCTCACCCGCCGGGCGACTTCCGCCTTTTGTCCTGAATCGCGTCTTCGGCATCCAGGATCGTTTTGCAGAACCCCGACCGGATCACGTCGGCGCGGGTAGCCGTCAGTACCGCCACTCCTTTCGTGCCCCGGTGATCCTCGGAGAACTCGACGAACGGGTTCGGGTGGACGTTAAGGTTGCTCTGGTTGGGGTCACCGCACCAGATGACCTTCGCGTTCTCGCCGACGCGGGTGGCGAGGCAGAGGCACTGCTGCCGGTCGAACAGGTTGCTGGCTTCGTCCACGATGAGGACGGCATTCCGCACCGTCCGACCTTGCACCAACCCGATGTCGGCGATCTCCAACTTGGGACCGAGTTTGCCGAACGTGGCGTCGGTGAACGGGGAACAGGCGTCGGCGAGCGACTGGACCCACGGCGTCATCTTCTCGACCAAGTCGCCGGTGAGGAACCCGATGCTCCGGCCGCTGGGAACCGGCGGCCGCGAGATGATGATCTTCTCGATACGGTTGGCGAACAGGTCGATCATGGCCTGGCCCATCGCACCGGCGGACTTGCCGGTGCCCGGCTCGCCCGTCAGAACGATCAAGCTGGACGCCGCCCACACCTCGGACAGCGCCCGCTGGACGCCGTTCTTCGGCGAGTACCAGCACTCCATCGGCTGGACCTTCACGGACCCGTCGGCGGTCGCGGGCATCAGCCCGCCGTTCAGGTGAATCCCTTTGGCCAAGTTGTACCCCCGTAGGTAACTTGTGAGGTTCCGACGACGAGTCAGCGGAACACCCGGCGGAACACCGTCCCCGGCACCCACCCGCGCGGGGCCGGCCGGGACCGATTCGGCGGGCAGACACCACCCGGACACGGCGAGGGCATCCGCTGCGGCATCGACTGCGGCGGCGGGACGTGCCACGGCTGGGCCGGCGGAATCCACACCGGCAGCGGGGCCGGCACCTCGGGCGGCATCGACCGCACCGGGATCGACACCGGCGGCAGGTGCGCCGGCTTGGCCGCGTGGCCGATCTCCAGGCGGAACGTGTCCACCCCGCCGGCTTTCAGTTCGGCCTGCTTCTCCGCGCTCAGGTCGGCGAACGTGATCGTCACCGACCCCGGCTTGCCCGGCGGGGGCGGCGGCGGTACGGCCGCGCCGGTGATTTTGTCCAGCGGGTACAGGCCGTACCCGACCGCGTTGGTTCGCTCCTTGAACGGGCTGGCGGACAGCACCGCCCGCCGGTACTTCGCAACTCGGTTCAGGTCCTTGCCGACGCCGTTGCTGGCGATCCAACTGGCGGCGCACCCGGCTTCGTTCGGGCAGGCCATCGAGGTGCCGCTCATCAGTCCTTCCTTGTCCTCCGGCAGAAGAGACAGGATATCCACTCCGGGTTTCGTAGTGAACACGTTCGGCCCCCACGAACTGAAGCTGGCCAGCTTGCCTTGCTTGTCCGACGCGGCCACGCTCACGCTGTCCGGATATCGCCCCGGATAGCCCTCGGTGTCCCGCCCCGGCCAGCCGCCGTCATTACCGGCCGCGCACACGACGATCACGCCGGCCGCTACCGCGCGTTTGATCGCGGGCGGCATGAAAGTATCCTGCGACGGCCCGCCGAGGCTGAGCGAAATCACGTCGGCTTTCAGCACGGTGGTCGCGTAGTCGATGCCGTGCGCGATGACATCGACCGCGCCCGACCCCCGATCCGTCAGTACCTTCACGGCGTAGAGTTCCGCGTCCGGGGCAATCGAGTGGACGATTCCGAGACAGTGCGTCCCGTGGCCGTGACCGTCTTTCGCGCTGCCCGGCCCGGCCCTCTTGGTGATCGCGTTGTACTCGCCCTTGATCATCCCGTTGATGCCGGGGTGGTTGGCCTGCCCGCCGGTGTCGAGGACCGCCACGCGGACACCTTTGCCCCTCGCGGCCGGATTCATCGCCCACGCCTCCGGGGCTTTCACGGCCGTGACGTGCCAGGGCAGGTCTCTCACCCGGACGCCGTCGAACTTAACCACGGCTTCGGGCACGAACGGCGGCAGGACGATTTCCGGCACTTTCGGATCCACCCCCTTCACCGGCGGCGGGCCTTGCGCCTGAACGGTCGCGGCCAGCGCCAGCGACAGCAGCGGGAGGTAGTGTTTCAGCTTGGTCATTCGGGCACCTCGGATAAGTGGGGTT